CTAGAACTCCCTCCCCGCCCTCCCAACGTCGTCGTAATTCGCAAGCAGCGTCCAATCGTCTTCCTCTCCCTCCGGCGCACAGCACGCGGCGCGAGGACTCTGCCGGGCGAGTGCTGCGGCCAGGTGGTCAAAGGCATGAGCGTGCCGGTAGTGTTCAAGTGGGCCGCTCTCCACCCAGTGATACCGCACCTCCCCACTAGTCGCGTCACGGACCCGGGTCGGCGCCCGCATCTGAGCATAGAAATCGCCATTGTCGATGCTGCAGGCCACAGGCGGGATCCACCAAAGGCCGTTGCGGATCTCCTCGTAGGCAGCGTTCAGCGCGTATGTCCGATCGACGGTGACCCGGCAGGCCGCTTCATCCCAGGTCGGGCCGCTGATGCCGTCGTTGAGGTAGTTGACCAACTGCACGACGCGGTATCCAGCCCCCTGCGCCCATTTCTGGATGAGGTGGGGTTCCGGGTGCGGGGAGATCAGGCAATTGCGCACATTGTACTTGGCGATGAGCGCACTGAGGGCCTTCCAGTCCGTGGCTCGCCCGATGAACATTGCTCGCCTCGGCTCGGCGTTTTGCCCGTGGTCGTACTCAGGGACCAAGGAGATCACCACGTAGAACCCGCTGCTCCCCATCGAGACGCCCATGGAGCAGTAGCCATCGACCGGCACTTCAGGGGCGTACTCGTGGACGCAGCCGTCCAATAACGTATTGGTGATTTTCAGCCGTTCTCGATCCGTGCCAGAAAGCATCGCCCCGATCGCCGTGTCGAACTCATCGATGAACGGGAAGTGGAGCATCGCGCACATCAGGGCGTCGGGGCCGTGATCGTCCAGTTTGACGATCTTGCCAGCCTCGTTGCGGCGGTAGCGCAGCAACTGACGGATGACGGTCTTCAGGTGGCCGTCGTCGGCGATCTTGATCTTCCCGTGGTTGAGATACCGGGCGATGTTCTCGATCCCGCCGTCCTTGAACTTGTTGAACGCGACGGACACGACCTCGAAACCAGCGTTTCGGCATTCCAGGTTCGCGTAGGCGTTTTCAGCGTCAGCAAAAACCAGGAAGTTGCCGAGTCGCGCGCGGAGTTCGACGAGATATTGAATGAGGTCGCCGATGGTCTTGCTGTCGAAGTTCCGACCTTCACTGATGACAACGTGATCGGTCGCGCGTTCGGCCAGGACGGCAACAGCAAACCGCCCCCAGTCGATGCCGACGGCGCGGCGGACGCTGCCTACCGGACGCTGGAGGTCCGATAGGGGGGTGACAGCGGCCTGGACCTTCTCAGCGTCATACACCATGCCGGAGGTCGTCGGGCGTTTGCACTCATGCTCGACGGCCCAGACGTCGGTCCCACGGTTGAGCATCTTGGCCTTGAGGACGTTGTCGCGACTGAGGTGACCGGCGGCGGTACGCGCTCGGCCGTTGCAGCCCTCGAAGTGTTCTCCAACTACCTGGCCGTCGGCGGCGCGGTCGAGGACGACCTCGGTCAACGGGCATTCGCGCTGGCAGTAGGCCAGGGCCGCCGGGTCAGCCGTCGTCGCCCCATCGAGGCCCACCTTGCAGCACGCCATGCAGTCGTAGACATCCCACTTATACCGGCGGTACCCGCGCTCCTCGGCGAGATCCCAGCTTTCTTGGAAGAACCCGAACGGGACATGAAACGTCGACAGCAGGACGATGGTGAAGTTTGGCTCGGACAGCGCGCCCTGGACCGCGGCCTGCAGGACGCGGCCGACGCGGGCGTCTTCTTGGCAGCTTTCATCCGCTACAAAACCCGCGACGTGTTTTCCGCGAGCTGCTTTCTCAGACGCAGGCACGCAGGATAATGTTACTCCGTTCTTGAGTCGCGTCTCAGACTGCAGCGGATCACCGTCCAATAGTGCGTCGGCGAGGTTCGGGACGCAGTACCAGAACTGAGACACATACTCATAAACGCGCTTCGCCTGTTCACCGCTACCGGCCATGTCTAAGAAGCTGCGCTGCCGGTAGACCATCATCAGCCAGATGAGGACCGCCGCGGCCAGTGACCCACCGCCGCCTCGAGGTTTCCACAAAATCGCCTGCTGCGTGCGCTCGTAGAACAGGTCGGCAATGAACTCGGTCATTGGCGGAATCATAACGATCGGCAAACGGCGACCATCTTTGAAAGCGAACAGGTGCGTCTCGACGAGCCGCTTGATCAGCACGTTCTGTTCGTCGGAGGTCAGCCCGTCGACCAGTAGGTCCGGTAGGCCGAAGTCAGTGGGTGCTGCCCCCATCCCGACTTTTTCCAGCAGGGACGACGGGGTGGTCAGCACCACGAGATCACCCGCGTCGCTCCGGATGGTCCGGGTAAGGGATTTGGTCGGGTACGTCACGATATGCCTCCTGCGTTAACTAGCCCACTAGCGGCTCATATCCCTTGCTACTTGGACCCCAAAGAGCGGGTATGGTCCTGGCGAGTAATCACTGGTTCACAGCCCGAAGGAGCCGATTATGAACATTGCCAAGAGCGTCACCGACTACCTGGACCACCTGGCAGCCGACGGACGCAGCCCGCACACGGTGGGTGCCTACCGCCGGGACCTGTCTGCGTTCACGCGGTTCGCCGAGAGAGAACACTTGCACGAGCTGGACGATGTTACTCCCGAAGTGCTGACCCGCTTCATGGCGAGCCAGGGCGTCCGCTACGCAACGAACGGCCGCGGCCGGGCCTCCGCGTCGGTCAACCGGTATCGCGTCACTGTGAAGGCGCTGTACGCGTTCTGGGAGGCTCGCTGGGTGGTGGCGCGGAACCCGACGGCGATCTTGCGCTGTCAGAAGCACCGCGGGTTGCCGCCGGTGATCCTGGATGCTACTGAGATTATCAAACTCGTTAACGTACAGTTTCGGGGTAATAATGGTACCCGAGACCACGCTTTGATCGCTTTCATGCTGCTTACGGGATGCAGACTGGCCGAAACCGCCGCGCTGGATATTACCGACATCGACCTCAAGGTCCGGGTAGCGGTGTTGAGAACTACCAAGGGCGGCGACCCCGACCGCGTCATGCTCAGCCCGACACTCGCCAAGATCCTGAGCGCGCACATCGGCGAGGCCACCAACGGCCCCCTGTTCATGGCCGCCGATCGGCGACTCAGCACCCGGCAGATCCAGAGGATCGTCACGCTGCGGATCCACGAGGCGGGTATCGAGAAGGCGATCACCGCTCACTCGCTGCGGCACAGCTTCGCAACCGCCCTCTACAACTCGACATGCGACATCCGACTGGTCCAGCTGGCGCTGCGGCACCGCCATGTCACGACAACTGAGGCTTACGCCCAAATTACGGCAAAAAGATGGCGTAAAGAGGTCGCTAAAATCGCGTAACTCGTTGTGCGGCATATATCACCCACTATGCGACATAGCGTGGTTTTCCCGTCCGTTTTCCAGTCAGTCCCAACATTACGTTAATCTTCAAATCCTTGAAACTCCAAGACTGCACAGGGCGCTCTTCTGCTCGGCTGGCGTTGAGCATGTTACGCATTAACTCCCGTCACCCACCTTGTACCTGAACGGAGCCGCGTTGACCTGCTCGGCAAATACGTCTGCGAACCGCCGAGCGGCTCGGCCATCGATCTGGCCGGAGTCCAGTAGAACCTTCAAAATGTCAGCTACGACCACCTCAAGCACCTGAATATTACTTTGCATCAAAGCGCGCACCTCGCGAACCTCGGTCGGTTCGCCCCTGACCAGCCGCTCCCCGCGAACCCCGACATCGACCATCGACTGCGCTTCAGCGGCGGTCCGAGGGTCGAGATGCTTCAGGGCGGCGATGCCCTTGGTTTGCAAATATTGATATTCCTTGAGGTGTCGTGCGTTCATCTCGCTGATCGTCTCGCTGATCGCTGCGGAGATCTTCTCTTCGGTCGCCCGCTGGATGATCTCCCGCTCGCGCTCCCAGTTCTCGTCGCGGCGCCAATCGCAGATGGTTCCAGGGCGAGCAATACCGAGCTGCTCAGCGATCTCCGCGTCGGTATTGCGGCCGACGATCCACATGGCTTTCGCCTTGAGCCGAACTTCGTCCGGGTAGCCTTTGGCGCCCATTACTCGGCCTCCCCTGCAACGCGCACGGCGGTCTGACCCGTGAACTGCTCCCAGCGTAGGACGGCCACATCCACGAACCGCGGGTTGATCTCGACCGCGAAGCAGCGGCGACTGAGGCGCTCGGCGGCGATGATCTGGCTGCCGCTCCCGCTGAACGACTCCAGGCAGATGGCGCCCGGGCGGGTATGCTTGAGCATGGGCAGCTCGAAGAGCCTGGTCGGCTTCTGGGTCGGGTGTAGGTTGTCGGTGCAGCGAGCCTTGCCGCCCTCCCACCCACATTCCCAGACGTTGGAATGCTCATCCTGGACCGGGAGCGCTTCGGGCTTGTGGCCCTGTTGCCAGCCCATCAAGCACGGCTCGTTGCGGTAGTTCCACATCGCATAGCCGAGGACAAAGGTCGGCTTCACCCACACGATGGTCTGATGGTAGCGGATTCCGATCGTCTCCCATGCCCGCCGGAAGCAGTCCGCGGTCGCGCTGGCGTGCCAGCAGTACCAGGCCGCCTTCTGCTCGACGTGCGGGAACGCGGCCTTGAACACGCCGGTCAGGAAGGCCTCGAACTCGGCGCGGTCGCCGAAGTGATCCCAGGCGTCCAGGTCATCGTAGTCCCCGCTCCAGTCCTTGTTCTGCGACCCAGCCTTGCGACCCTTGGCCCTGTCGCTCGAGTTCTGCGGGTGGTTCGTGGAATCGTAGCCGACGCCGTACGGCGGGTCGGTGTTGAAGAGCGCCGCCTTCGCGCCGTCCATCAACCGGGCCATGGTGGCCGGATCGGCACTGTCGCCGCAGATGAGCCGGTGGCTGCCCAGCACCCACAGATCGCCTGGCTTGGAGATCGGGACTTCCGGCGGCTCGGGAACATCGTCCGGATCGGTCAGGCCGTCCTCGGGAGTAAGATCAGCGAGCAGATGCCGCATCTGATCGGCCAAGTCATCGAAACGCAGCATATCCGATAGTTCGGGCAGCGCCGCTTCGATCTCGGCCAACAGAGCGTGGAGTTCGACCGTGAACTCGCCAGCAATCGACGGCGAGTTCAACGCGACGTTCAGCGCTTTTTCTTCGATCTCGTCGAGGTCCACAACGACCACCTGTGTGGCGGTTTCCCCGAGGGCGGCCAAAGCCTTGAGCCTCTGATGGCCGCCGACCACATGGCCGGTCCGGCGGTTCCAGACCACGGGCTCGACCAGCCCGAAGCGCGCGACGCTCGCCTGCAGGCCAGCAAGCGCCTCAGGGCTGATCTCACGCGGATTGTACGGCGCGGGCATCAAGTCCGTGATCAGCTTGCGTTCGATGTTCAGTTCCGTCTTGTTCATGACGCTCTCCATCTCGAATTCAGGTTGCCTAGCGCAGAGCCAGTACGATGATCACCAACAGCAAGGGCAACACGAACAGCCCGCCAATGCCCAGGGCGGTACCGAACGAGCTGGAGAACTCCTTCCAGAAGGCGTCGCTGTCAAACTTGCCGAACGAATGGTTCCAGATACGCTTGACCATGGTCATCCTCCTCATCGAGCGGTGAATGCGCAGCAGCGGCCCATCCGCACTGCGCTGGTGGTCCAGGTAGGGGGTGTCAGCCAGCAGGAGGTCGGCAGGGGGTGCGCTGGGGGTTTTAGCACTGAACAGCCATACCTCCTGCGGCCGTATCCTGTAGCAATAGCATCAGCTAGGCGGATGAAGATGGCCCGAGCAGGAGGTAGCAGGGGGTGGGCGCTATATACCTTATATACGTGTGTGTGTGCTTCTCTATCTCTCCACGCGTAGGTATAGAAACCTCCAGCAACCTCCTGCTTATGACATAACGCCCTATGGGATTTCATGTTACGAGGCAGGGGGTCGCCTAATAACCTCCTGCCGACCTCCAGCAACCTCCTGCCGCTAGCCCACATCACTGTCCCTCCACGTTCGCATAAAGCTCATCCGCTACCTGGACCAGCCGGTAGTCGTTACTCCGCCGCTTCCTGTTCATTGCGACGACGACCTGCAGGTCACCGAACTTCCGCTCACGTAGACTGCCCAGGGCTTTGCCGAACCGAGCGAGTCGCGCCGACTCCGAACTGCCGGTGCGGGCGAACGGAACATGTCCGCCCTCTTCAGCCAATGACAGCAGCTGAGCAGGCGTCACCGGGTCTGCATGGAACCGGTCATGCCACGCGGCGACAAACGCACACCACTCACCGGTTTCAGTATCGGCGGTCTCGTAGAATTCCGTGGTGTCCTCAAGAAAGCCATCGACACCGGCGCGTTGGAGGATCCCGCCGATCACTGACGACCAGCCCTCGAACGATCCCAGCGTCTTGCGACCGGCAGGACGATCAGCCGCGATCCACGCCTGAACGACCACCAGGGCCGCCCACACAAGGCCGGGGCGGCAGCGGCAAGCCCAGGCGCGAATCGGATCGTGCAGGAATCCCGTCCGCTCCCAGGGACGCTCCTCGCCCGGCTTCAGGCGGATTCGAACGCACCGGCGGGCGATCTCCATCGAAAGCCTCGGGTTGTTGCCGGTGACCATCCAAAGAGCCCGGTTCGGAAATTCCACCATCTGCGTCTTGCCCAAGATCCTGTCCGACCAGATCTCTGCGGTGATGGCCGACGAGAGCTGTGCCGACTCGAGCCCGCCCTGGACGTTGTCGATCACCACGACGGCTCGACCTCGGCTGAGAATCGCCGTCAGCTTCTTGCGGGCCTCATCCTCGTTGCGGGTGACGGTGGTGGCCTCGCTGCTACGCCCCGTGGCGACGATCGCAACCAGGTCGGCCAGCAGACTCTTCCCACTACCCGGGGTCGGGGCCTCGATCAGGTGGATCGGCGTCGGGCCTTCGATCATCCGGCGCACGAACGGCAGCAAGAGGGCGGCAAGGGCATGGGCTTTGTCCGAGCTCGAGGCAAACGGGAAGTCGCCGAAGAGGTGGTTCTGGATCAGCCCCAAGGCCGTTGCTGCCTCGGCCTCCGACGGGCTATCCGGCACCTGCTGGGTGATGTTGTCACCCTCGAGGTGGAGCCAAAGCCTGCTTTCGCGATGGTATCCTGGCTCACCGATCAAACGACCAGCTGCGTCGAACACGGGCGTGCTGGCAACGGCCTCCAACTCCGGCAAATCGGGATGGGGGTTGGCCAGGAAGTCCTTGGCGGCATCCTTCGGAGGATGGGCGTCGCGGAGCTGGCCTCCGCGTTGCTGCATCCAGGTAGCCATGCGCATGAGCAGGCCGTAAGCGGCGGCGTCCTCGAGGTACTCGATCGACGGGACGCCCCCCATGCATACCAGACGCGACAGGCGGCCTGCGGTGGTGAACAGGTACGGCGGGTCGTTCTCCGTCAACACGGCTTGCCAGGCATCGTCGATGACCTCGATCAGCTGGCGGCCGTTGATGACGATGACCGGGCGTTGGCCCGCGGTATTTCCATCACTACCCGGACTCTCGGGCGCTGCCTGCTCCACGAGGCCCTGCAGTTCGCCGATCGTGTGTCCGGCGTCGAGCCAGTCGCTCACGTCGCCCTTGGGGGGCAAGTCGGGCAGCTCGACGATCTTGACCGAGGCGGCGATCCCCAGCAATGCGCGCGACACCAACGCGGCGTGGTTGTGTCCGAGCTTGTCGTTGTCCGGAAGGATGACGACGTTACGCCCCCGCAAGTTCTCGCTATAAGTCGACTTCCACTTGCCTCCACCGCATGAGTTCGTCGTGGCGAGCAGCCCGGATATGTGCAGGCGGTCAGCGTCCTTCTCGCCCTCGACTACGTAGACCGTCTCGTCTGGCCTCGCGATCAGTTCGGGCAGCCGGTACAAGACTCGGCGGACATCTTGAAGGTTCTTGACCCAACCGCCGTTGCCATCCGGCCGCTGCTGCCAGAACTTCTTACCCGGACCGCGCACGACCCGGTACAACAGCGCGCCGGTCTCGTCCAGGTAGTTGTAATTGATTCGGGCTGATGCTGAGCATTCTCCAGCTACCGGCCGCGGCAACCCAAGTTGGTCGCCCAGGTCGAGCAGGACCTCCTTGAACTGCTTGCCCGTAGTCCGCTCCAGGAACGCAAAGACATCACCCTTGCCGCAGCCCGCGAAGCACTCCCAGGCGCCGGTCTTGGTGTCGACGCCGAAAGACCTTGTGTGGTCGTCATGGAACGGACAGAGACCAGAAATACAGCCGTTGCCCGAGGATTTCTGATCCCGGATATCCTTGAACAACGCAGAGATGTCGAGTCCGGCCAGGATGTCGGCCTTGTACTTGACCCACTGGTCACGAGGCGGAGCGCTCATGAGGTCCCTCCCCTCGATATCGCCAGTACATTTCCAGCAGCTTGTAGGTCAGCGCGCGGCCATGATCGCGGTCCCCGGCAAAGAACACCGGGACCCTATAGCGAACCGACCAAGCTAAGAGCGAGCAGATCGCAGCCTTCGGGTTCATCTTCGAGTGTGCAGGCCGATGCAGGAATCCCGGCACGGTGTCCTCGATCACGACGGCCGCATAGTCGTAGAGCGCGAGCCGCTGATACTCCCGCCGGAATCGCGCGCGCCCATGCCCCAGAGAGCCGTACGCGTCCGTCTTGGACTTGCGCTCGATCGTGACGCGGTCCTCAAAGCCAATGATCGAGTAATCACCGGTTGGCAGGGTCTTGACGACCGCACCGGCGAACGCGTACGGCTGCTGCTCGCGCGTGTCGATGGCAATGACAAAGCCATCCATGGCCAGACTTCCTTCCCTACAGGACCTCGGTCAGAACGGGCAGTTGTCGTCGTCGCTGGAGCTGATCGCCGTGTACCCGCCAAACGGGATCCGGTTACGGACTTTGGCCACGCCCTGGTCGTCGCGGAATTCCTCGATGTAGGTCGTGATCCGCGCGTGCTTGCCCAGCAGCATGGTCGGTTCGAGGTCCACTTCGCCGGTGACGTCCAGGCCGCAGCTCCCGCAAACGAGTTTCACGCGAGGCATGGCGCGCTGCGAGAATACCAAGTTGTCGAACAAAATCCGACCGGCGTACTCGCCGCCTTCGACGGCCCAGCGCATCTTCCACATCGGATCGCCGGCACGCGTGACGTCGGTCTCGATGTCGGCCAGGGCGCAGGTGTACTCCCCGTCGGGCAGGGGTGCGAAGTCGTTGACGGAGTCGATGGTTGCGAAATTGATCCTGGGCATGGTCATCCTCCTAGTCGGCGGTGGTGGCGGCCGGGATTTGTCCCGCGGCTGCCGTGGTGAACTTGTCGATGATGATGGCGGCGCTCTCTTCGGTCAGATCCTCGATCCGACTGGCGCCGTAGGCCGTTAGGCGGCGATCCAGCGTCTCCTGCTTCATACTGGAAGCAGTGACGAAGTGTCGGATGCGTTCGACCTGCTCCTCGGTGGCGAGCTGAACTGGCACCGCCTCGCGGGCCAACGCGTCCGCGCCGAGGCACTGCTCGATCACGGGGTAGCTGACTTCGAAATGGCCACGGGGGAGCCGGTTCGACCTGTCCTTGAGGTTCTGGGCCATGAACCGGCCACCCTCGTCCCGGTAGAGCCGCAGGATGGTGTCGAACAGGTAGGGCAAGGACTTCTCGCCGTCGAAGGTCTCGCCGACAGGCCGCATGAAGCCGGTCTCGGCGTACTGGGCTTTCTGTCTGGCGGTGATGATCACATTCATGTCGAGTTGGATCAGCTTGCGCAGCAGATCCTTGAACTCGGCCTTGAGCGTGACCCAGTCCTTCGGCTGCAGGACATAAAACTCGACGTTGTGGCCCTTCCCGCCCTTGTTGCGCTTCAGGAAGATGTCGCGCCATTTCATTTGCAGGGCATCCCAGTAGACGGTGATCGGGTCGATCACCAGCGTCAGGTAGGGGTGCTTATGCGTACGGAGCCAGTCGACAGCCTGCATCACCTCGTCGGCCGTGGTCGCCTTCAGGACGTCGAATTCGAAGACACCGCCGTAGTGTTCGGTCCCACCCTCGAGGTCGATCACGACCGGTCGGGGAAACCGAAGGGCAAGCGTCGTTTTGCCGTCGCCCGAGTCGCCCCACAGGAAGAGCTTCAGGCGACGGATGGTGATCGTGGCCTTCTGGAAAGGGGAGATGCGACCCTGAGTTGGGGGGTTCATTTCGACCCCCTATCCGTGGCCGTCGCAGTGGCACCCAAGACACCTATGTCGGGGTCCCCGCCGGAAGACTTGGTCCCAGCCTCAGGGTCGTTCATAATCTGTTTCAGAATACTCAGCGAGAGCATCGTCTTGCCGCTACCGCAGTCGCCCCACAGAAAGAGCTTCAGTCGGCGGTCGGTGGTTGTGGCCTTCTGGAAAGGAGAGGCGCGATCCTGAGTCGGGGGGTTCATTTCGGCCCCCTATCGGACTTCGCCTCCGGCTGGCACCGGCACAGCGGGTCGTACCTACCCACCTTGAACGCCGCTTCGCCGAGCTCGAGGGTCAACATCTCGGTGAAGATCCTCGCGATGGTCTGGCCGACCTCGTTGTCGGCGGAGATGGTGCAGGTGCGCTCTTCGGGATTCGAGTCGAACCTTGAGTCCAGCCACACTCGCGCCCGGCCGTGTACGCCCTCTGCTGAGATCACGGCCATCAAGAGCGTCTCCTCGACGCCAGGCATGTCGACTGAGTCATTGAACCGGAAGCGGTACTCCTGCTCGTCCATGACAATCTCCTCGCTAAATGACCCGCGTCCCGCCCATGCGATTCGGGCTCCTGTACCCTACATACTGGAGGCGCGGGCGAAGTGTCGGGTGCCTCCCGGAATTATTTGAAGCCACTGTCCTGCAGCCGTCGCCGGATCTTCTCCATCCGCTCGTAGACGGTCGAACGGTGGACATCCAGATCCTTTGCGATCTCGGTGGGGGTGAAGCCCTCGTATAGCTTCTCGCATACTTGCTGCAGCGGTTCGGGCATCTGGCCCAGCACCTTGGCGAGTGAATATGCAAGATCCCGATCAGCCTCACCCGAGACACAGACACAGACCCCCCCGCGGTAGTTGTCCGCGTTCAGGAGTTCACGTCGCGTCTCGGATTCAGGATCGTGGGGGTCGTTTGAGGCATCGAGTGAGCACTTCACCCTGTGCGGATCGCGCTTGGCAGCAACACGCGCCTTGGCAAGCGTACTGGCGTGGTTCTCGATGATCCGCGAGATGAAGGTTTTTCGGCTGGCTCTACTGGGGTCGTACATCGGCAGTTTGACCAATAAGGCGATGGATAGCTTTTGGGCTATGTCCATGTAGTCTTCTTCGTCGAGTCTAAATGACCTACCAAGCTGATTAGCCCAGTATTGGATTCGGCTTTCGATGTACGCGTAGTCGAGATCCTCTCGGGACCAACACACTTTCCGCATTCCCGCCTCCTCGATGGTGAGGCGGAGGGCGTTCAGGTGTCGTATTTGCCGGTGTGGCTTACACAATGAAGAACAGAGGTGCTGTGAGATCGCCGGCTGGCGACACCCACAACGACCTCCGTTCTTCGGTCGAATCGTTGTCTGGCGATAACTCTGCTAGCTACAGCAGATGGATAGCCCCCTCGGTTTCGATGCGATGCGGCAGACCGTCATGCACTTCCAGGATCGTGATCACAACATCACCTCGTGTCTCGCAGATGCGGATCAGATTTTCGAATCTTGCGTCTCGGAGTCCGTCACCTTCTTTCGGTCCCGTTCGTGATGAGTTACAGGGCTTCAGCATTTCACTTTTCCGATAGCGTAGCTCAGGGTCCACGCGGGGCATGCCGTGCTCGATAGGCAGATCGAAGACACATCCATGTCCCACCTTCTTGAGGTACCGTTCGAGTTCCCTCCATTCCGGCGATGACAACTTATTCATACAACCCTCCTAACTTGTTTCCCTCACCACACGAGGGACTGGCTCATAATGAGACCGCCTGAATGCACATAGAGTTCATCAATACAGCCGAACTGAAGCCGCGCATGAAACGGACTGACAGCTCCTGCGCTGGCGTCAGATCTGCCATATGAAGCGTGGAATCCATGTGACCTCCGTGGGCTGGGCTCTGGGCCAAGAATGCCCAGCGCGCGCGCAGAGTCACGGCCATTTATACGGTGAGTTGTGCCACGATATAGGGGCATTATGTGACACTGACAGGCTCTGGCATGAATGACGGACGATCTTATGCGTAACGTGCTGGTAGAAAATTACGCGCGACGTGGAGTGGCTTTACGCGTCGAACCCTGCGGGAGCGATTTACCCGGCAGGCTCATGCCAACACGATAACCCCGCAGCCATTCCTTCTTGGCTTCCGCCTCTGTCATCAGGTCGTGCTTCAGGTATAAATCCAAGAATTGTCGAGGTCCGAGCATTTGTCTACGATCCCACAGCAGCTCTATAACGAGCGGCTCCTGATTCAGTCCCACGACTTGTCCATATATCTCACCACATAGTCGGGCAGCCTGTTGAGATAGTTGACGCTTGTCCTTATCCAGCTTGTTTACTCGTCGCTCAAGTTTAGGAAGTTCCTTCAAGAGCCGCCGATGGACAAGCGTCGCCCTTTTATGTGTCAGCACATTTCTCGCTGGCTCAAGACGCTCAGCCCACTGAAGCTCCTCTCTATAATTCTTCCAAGCTCGACGAGCTGTCGCAACGGATACCTGGACTCCTTTATCCTTGTTCTCTTTTTCCACCGCGTGTTCGTAGGCGGCAGTGATCTTATGTCCTTCCTTGACATACCGATGTATCCACAGAGCTAGCCGCCTATCGCGGAAACACGCAGCAAGCGCGCGCTCGCTATCTAGAACGAGAGGTCGTCCTGAATATCTCTTGTGACGACCAGGCCGGTCATGCTTCAACCCGAGTGCTTCGTTCATCGATGCCTTACCCTGGAGAACCTGATTAAAAGCTCCGGCTAGATGGATCAATATGGCCATGTGGGGGGTACGCCCAGCTTCCACGCTCGTGCAGAACTGATCAAGTAGATCAAGTATTCCATCGCACGTCACGCGCTCGCCATCTCCTGTACCCACTGCTATTAGTTTTCCACTACCCGGACGAAGGCGGTTACTCATGTTTCATCTCCTCGGACGGCGGCAATTCAGCGGACCAACGATAGCGTCCTTCACGATCATATCACTGCGAGTCCCTCGCATATGTAGCTTCAAGATCCGGCATAGAGAGTGAGAGCCAGGATGAAACTGCGACCAGAAGCGCGGAACACTTCGAATTGGCGCGTCTTCTCGGCGGCATACCGAATCAGTGCTACCAGGGTGCGATCCCCCATCAACTCCCGTGATTCGTGGACGACCCGACACATTGACCTCCTCTCCAGTAGATAGGTAAGGGAGGCACGGCGCTGCCCCTCTCTTTTCTACTGGAGGCCCCGATGTCCACCATCAGCCCGATTGTCGATATCGCTGCAATTCTCGCCAAGGGATATCTGCGCCACCTCCGGACCCGCGCTGCTAACCAACGCGTACAGGCCCACTTAGGGCCGCATGATTCATCATTAACCCGTTGCTATAGACCGCCCCCGGAGTGATGTATGGATGGCGGGGCAGTCCCGCATCTCACTCCACCGAAAGGGGTTACGCGTGATGAGCTACCAGAAGTTGATCGGCGAGATCTTGGCCCACGCCGGGCGCAGCGGCGAAGCCGATCCGCGGCATGTCGAGGGGTGGCTAAGGCTGGAACACGGTTGCCTGGACGCTCTCTCCCGCGAGCGCTTCGTGCAGGAAGTCGTCATCGCGCTGAGGTGCGTCGCTGCCGCGAGCGCCGCTGACAACGAAGAGCTGGCGCGGTCCTACGGACTTTGACCACGGCACAAACCCAGGAGGCATTGCCATGACGACCAAGAAGACAACCAGCAAGTCGACCCGCAAGACCGCGAAGACCGCCACCCCGAAGACGCGCAAGCAGACGGCGAAGAAGACCGCACCGAAACGCACCGCCAAGCAGCCAGCCTCTGCCGACCAGCTCCGCCGATCCTTCAAGGGCCGCGAGTTGATAATCGACGTTATCGACGGGCAGTACGTGTTCGATGGCACAACCTATTCGTCGCTTTCGGCTGTCGCTCGACACATCACGGGCTACCAGATCAGCGGTCCGGTTTTCTTCCGCATGACAATGCCGAAGCCGGGCGCGTTGACGGAGGGCAAGTGATGAGCGAAGACACGCCGAGCATCGCGGCGCAAGTTCTCGCGTTGCAGAAGTTGACAGTCGCGGAACTGAGAATCCGCTGGAAGGATCTGACTGGCGAAGTCACAACTCAGCGCAGCAAGCCATACCTCGTCAAGAGATGCGTGTGGCTCATCCAACAGCGGTACTTCGGAACGGAGTTATCCGAAGGCGCGAAGGAGCGGCTCCACGAACTCCAGGCTGAGTTTCGCAACTCGCCGCCTGAGACATGGTTTCGCGGGGCTCGCCACAACCGACCCGCTACTGGGTCCGCGCCGGTGCAACGCAAGCCTGTGCGCGATGCGAAGGCACTGAAGGTCGGCACAACTCTCGTTCGCGATTACAAAGGCACGCGCATCACTGTGACAGTCGTCGAGGGTGGCTTCATGTACGACAATGAGTTTTTCAAATCGCTGTCCGCGATCGCCAAAGCGGTCACGGGCTCGCACTGCAGCGGCGTCGCATTTTTCAACGCGACCGGGAAGGGAGTGAAGCGATGATCGAGACACAGTTCTACCAGACCGCGATGGGACGCAACTTTTACGAGCGCGATGTCCCGGCGCTCGTGAAGGAGGTCGGGCGATTGAACTCCCTATTGGAAAGGCTGATCGAGAAACAGTCGGTGTTGCCCTCGGCCAACAGTGGCTGCTGTAAGGGACCGGAGAAGCTGTGAACCGCAAGCCCAACACCACTACCGAGACCACGCCCGTTCGATGCGGAATTTACGTGAGAGTCTCGACGCCGGAGCAAGCCGTCGGACAGTTCACGAGTATCGACAACCAGGCTGAGATGGCCCGGGCGTTCATTATGTCACAAGCCGGGCAGGGCTGGGTGGCGCTGGGGGATCCTTACGCCGATGCCGGATTTTCGGCTGCCTCCATCGATCGTCCGGCCCTTACGCGACTACTACGTGACATTGCTTCCGGACTGATTGATTGCGTCGTCGTTTACAAACTCGATCGTTTGTCGAGGAGTCTCTCCGACTTCGTGGCTCTGCTTGACCGCTTCCGCACTGCGAAGGTGGGATTCGTAAGCGTCACAGAGAACTTCTCGACTACGACATCGGTGGGGCGGTTCACGCTCAACTTGTTGGCGAGTTTTGCGGAATTTGAAAGAGCGACGGTCGGTGATCGAACAAGAGACAAAATCGCTGGCGCTAAGCGGCGAGGGCGCTGGTGCGGCGGGTTTCCGGTTTTGGGTTACGACTGTCATCCGGACGGTGGAATGCTCGTGGTCAATCCTGAGGAGGCCGAGACTGTCCGACAGATATATTACACCTACCTGGACCTCCGCTCTCTTCAGGCAACAGCAGCGGAGCTATGTAGGCGCGGCGTACGAACGAAATCTTGGACAACACGCGACGGCACGTTTCATGAGGGCGTCCCGTTCAACAAGAACCACCTTTCGAGATTGCTCAAAAGTCCGCTCTTCATCGGCCGCGTATCCCATAGGGGTCAGACATTTCGGGGCGAGCATCCGGCTATCGTCGACGAGGAACTCTACTCACGCGTCCAAACTCAACTCGCCAGCAACTGTATCAGCGGTGGAGCGGTGGTCCGAAATCGCTACGGGCATTTGCTGCGAGGATTGCTATTCTGCTCTTCTTGCAACTGCGCCATGACCCCTTCAGTCACCCGACGCCGTGGCAAAGCCTACCGATACTACATTTGCTCGACCGCCTCAAAGACGGGCTGGCGCAACTGCTTACGCCCGTCACTGCCTGCAGCCCAAATCGAGGACGCCGTGGTCGAGCGCATCAAGTGCGTCGGGCGTGACCCTTCGCTGATCGCCGAGGTACTTGCGCAGATCAAGTCCATCAAGATGACGCGACAACCTGCCCTGATCGCTGAACGACGTCGCCTCGACCGCGAACATCATCGCCTATTGGACCGGAGCCGTGACGAGGATGGGGATCATATAGCGAAGATCGAAGCCAGGCTGCTTGAAGTCGGCGAGGAGTTGGCCGTACTGCAGGGCGAGTCCATCGATAAGCGGGATCTCACCAAGGCGTTGTCGGCGTTCAGCGAGGTATGGGACATGCTTTTTCCAGCCGAGCGCGAGCGCGTCATCGCCCTGCTCGTCGAGCGGATCGACTTCGACGCCGAGCGCGAAACCGTGGCGATCACCTTCCGGCCTACCGGGATCAGGGTGCTGGCCGAGGAGATCGCTGAAGCACAGGAGGTCGTGGCGTGA